CTCTTATGATGAAAGTGTAATTCAATCAGGCAAATGGTCTTTGCGTGTCAATTCACGAGGAGTTGAAGCACTTGTTTATTGTCGTGTTGAAGATGGAAAACGAGCAGACACATATACAAAGAGCATCAATAATTCAAGTGGTGAATTTATCATTGACGAATTAGAGAAGTATAGTCTTGGAGCTCACAATATCAGTATCTGGGCAGAAAATAAGCAATTAGGGCTTAGAACACAAACGCTCACAACGACTTATATTAAGGGTGTGAAAAACGGAAATGGGCAGGCTGCTCTTTCACTTGGAAAAGGATTCATTGGAAAAGTGAAGCAGTTTAGCGTTGTGAACATCCCTTATTTCTTCTACCTCCCAGATGATGATGCAGGAAGCAAAGCAAGGGTAAAAGTACAACTAAAATTCAATGGTGAAACTTTCGATCTTTTAGAACAAGAAGTAACACTAAAACTTGATAAGTCATCAGGCTTACAAAGTGTAAACATTACACTTGATGATAACAGGTATTTGCCTTTCGTCGATGTGGTTATTTCTGTTGGACAGCTTTCAGTTACTCGCAGAATCGAAGTTGAAACAATTGGTATTTCTATTGTTGCAGCCGATGAATGTAAGGTGTATATACCTATGCGTGGTCGTGCGAATAACGACCTTTCAGCGCAAAATATTACTTCTTTATATAAAGGCGTTCAGACTTCACGATTGGTAAGAAGTGAGAACTTCGTTCTTGATGAAAATAACGGCTTTTTGGACGGTCAAGGCTTAACCATAAAAGCAGGTAAAAGCGTTACACTTAAAGACTTTTTGCCCTTTGCAACCGACATAGGAGCAAACGGAAATAAACAAGGTAGAACAATTGAACTTGAACTTGAAAGTGGTGTTTGTAGCAACGAAAGTGCAATTATTGCACAATGCTTTCATGCAGGTGTAGGCTTTAGGATTTATCCTGGTAGAATAGAGTTTGGATGCGCAACAGATAGTGTTACAACTTACTTTCCAGAAGGCTCAAGGGTAAAAGTGAGCTTTGTGATAGACGGCACAACAACCCACACACGCAACAATCTTGGTGGTGGTAGCGTTACTGAAAAAGATGTGAACCTTGCTTATCTTTACATTAATGGTGTTATTGTGCGTATGTTCGACTACACCAGTGCAAGTTGGAAGCAAGGAGTTGCGAAAGAACTCACCATTGGAAGTGAACAGGCAGACGTTAAGCTTTATTCTATTCGCATCTATGATAAAGCACTTAACTTTAAGCAAGTGCTAGATAACTTTGCGTATGACACACCAGACATCGAAGATGTGTACGATGGTGGAAATTTCGTGCGCTTTGGTAAGATTTCAATTGCTCGCAGAAATGATATTTTGAACACATCTGGAGACATCCATAACCCCGATGAGATTATCTCATTTGATAAGGTGAAAAAGGCACTTCCAACTACTCCTATTGCTGTTTGGAACATTGATGAGCTGCCTTATAATAAGAACAATCCAAATGTAGCGATTAACGCTACGGAGTTCTTGAATCCAACCTGGAATAAATCTACAGATGGCAATGCCTGCGCACCATTTAAGGTTGGCGCACACTTGTTCAATGCTGATGGTACTTCATCAAACGGCTATCCTTCGCCATACAAGAACTGGGCGGAAATCTTCGAAAATGGAGATGGCAGCGCAGTTGAAATTACACTAGACCCTGAACACTCAAACGAAAAGAGTACTTCATATTCAATTACGCCAGGCGTCGAGCAAGGCGAAAAAGAAGTTGTACATAAAGTTAACTTTGCTAGTTCAGAAGGTATCTTCAATATTTTAGCGATGAATCTTTTCCAAGAGATATTACTAAACGCAGCGAAGACAAACACAGACCTTTACACGGCTTTTCAAAGAGCGCAAGCAGAGAGTTCTAAACCTGTCACTTTCAGAAAGAGCCTTAGTGGTTTCCCTGAAATAGGTTTCCGTAAAACAAGTTCATCAGGAAGTAAAGCACCTGTATTCTTATCTATTTATAACTTAATAAACAACAAGTATAGCGCAAGTTTTATGGGTTTCCCAGCAAAGGATTACAAAAAGGCTCAAATATGGGAGGTAGATGAAAATGTGAACTTCTTTAACCGTGAGATAACAGATGCTTCTCTAGATGGTGGTAGCGTGGTGCAGAGCAATGCTACAAGTAGCAAGTCACCTATTTATTATGCTCGTGTGCCTAAAAAATCACCTGTCAATAAAAAGAATAAGCTTGGTGCTGTGAAGTCTGCAACAGACAATATCGCTGAAGCAAATAAAGAGATTGCGGTAATTAAAAGATTCCACAATTGGGTGGTTTCTTGTAATCCTCATTTAGCTGAAAGATATAAAGTACAACATGGAGAATATCGCACATTGGAAACAGCGGTTACATATAATGGCGTGCGTTATACAAAAGACACTCCTGCATATCGAAAGGCTCGATTTGTGAACACTCATCAGGACTATTTGAATAAGGTAGATGCTATTTTCTATTTCATCTTTAATCAGTTTATTATTGGTATGGACTCATTCGATAAGAATATGAGTATAGCGTTTGACGATATAGACTTGGTTGCAGATGGAAGTGTACGCAAAGCAATTGCACGCCTATTTGAGCGTGATACAGACTCGCAAAGTATGTTCAATAACTCAGGTGTTTTAGCCTTTAAATATTGGGCAGAGTGGAATGATGCGTTTAACCCTTTAACAGGTGAAACAGAAGCTATTCAGGGAGAAGTCTTTGATAACGATAATAACGCATGGCAGCCAAAACTAACATCAGGTTTTTCACCTGTCTTTAATGGTCGTTTGTCAGGCTTAATTGACTTGATACACGAGTGTTGGAGCGACGATATAGCAACGATGTACAAGGCTATGAGAGATGCAGGTTTGAACGCAACTTACATGTTTAAACGCTACCAAGACTATTGGAAGAAATGGTGTGAAAACCTTTACAACGCAGATGCGATGGGTTATGCAAACACAGGACATTTCACCAAGGCTTATGGTGATAAACTTAAGCTTATGGAGTATTTCTTAACGAAGCGTTCACGCTATTTAGATAGCAAATACTGCTGTGGTTCTAGCGTTGTAAATAATTTGCGTTTGCGTTTGTATGAAACTGGAAAAGGATTAGCAATAAAGCATTATTCACCTATGTATGCAAGTGTTCAGTGGGGTGCTAACAACTTCTCTACTGTAAGAAGTATTAAAGGAGAATATGGGCTTTTGCCTTTTGGATTCACCAATCCTCAAGATGCTACATTTGATATTGACGATGCAGACATGATCACGGACTTAAAGACTTATTCTACAAAGGCAAGTGGCGATGTAATATACCATGGTTTAGAGGGCTTAGGCGATTTTAAATTTGACCAGAATATGACACTTTTAAAATCACTTGAGGAACTGATAATGAACTACTCGGAGGATAAGCCAAACACCAATGAGAGAGGCGTGTCTTTCGACCTTTCAAAGTGCGGAATGCTCAAAAAAGTAATCGTTCGCAATGTGGTAAATCTTCGAAGCCTCATCAATCTTTCTAGTGGTGTTTTGCAAGAAGTTGACTTTTCAGGCACACCTATAAAAGGCGTTGTAATGCCAGAGAATAGTTCACTTACAAAGTTGGTCCTACCTGAAAGTATTACCACGCTTAAGCTAAAAGGCTTAACGTCTCTCAAAGAAGATAACTTAAAACTTGCAGGCATTTCAAATATCGATACTTACGAGTTCGCAAATTGTCCTAAAATTAATGGATTGGAGTTGCTTCAAAAGATTTACAAAGCAGGCGCACCACTTTCAAATGTAACTCTCGGAGGAGTTGACTTTACAACCTCTGATGTAGCGTTCATTGCAAAACTTGCAGAAGTTGGTGCAAACGTCACAGGTAAAATCACCTTCACTTCAAATGTGAAGATAACCTATGAACAAAAGCGTGCATTTGTGAAAGCCTGGGGAGACATCGACGACGAATCAAATAAGCTTTATATATCTTATGAGAAGTTCGCTGTGACAAACATCTACATCAGTGGTGAGCTTTACATTGCATCGCCTAAAGATGTTCAGCTTTACGCAGAGGTTCGTCCAGAGCGTGGAAATAACATCAAATCTTTGCGTTGGAGTATTTCAGAGAATAACTTTGCTACAATAGATGAAGATAAAGGTGTTCTAAAAGTAAGACGTGTAGGCAATGAAAGCGATTTGCCAAAGCCTGAAGCACAGGTGAAAGTAACCGCACATTTAACCGATGGAACAGTTTTAAATGCAACTGAAGTAGTAGGCTTCTATGAGAGAGGATTAGCCCTTGGTGACTATGTATATAGCGATGGAAGTTTCTCAAATAAGCTTCGAAAGGATTTAACCGTTGTAGGTATTTGCTATTACATCTCAGAAGATAAAAACGACAGAAGAATATTGTCTTTAGAGCAAATAAGAGACACCGCAGGTATAGATTCATTTAGAGCTCCTTTCTCAAATGTGCAGCTTACAGATAAACCAAGTTATCCTGTACATTTTGTGCCAGGTGTAAAGCAAATCAACTCAGAAGCTGAAGCTAGACGCTATGATGGTTTATCGCTTTTAGCATCTGACACGCTAGACCATCGAGCAGGCGAAAAACTACCTGTAGGAAAAATAGACACTCTACTTACAATAAAGCATCGTGATGTAATATTGCAAGATAGCGGTATTAATTTGCCTATACCAGTTGCAAATAGTGTTGGTAGCGAATATAATAACTTGCTTTCGCTTATGAATATCCATCGTCCACAAAACAATAACGATGTAGACAATAGTATCGCAGCTTATTATTATCCAGCGTACTCACTTTGCTATGCTTTTGAGCCTGGTTTAAAGGGACATAACGAAAGCCTCAACGCAGCATTTAAAGCTCATGAATGGTATTTGCCTGCTGTTGGTGAAGCTATCTATATTACAGAGGAGTACTTAAAAGCTGAACGTGGAATATTTGCGCAAGCAATCAAAGATGGTATTTTCTCTTTGATGAGTTTCACAGTGAATTCAAATGGCGTGAAGAATACACCAGAACTTTGGACATCTTCTCAGCGTGTGAACTTCGCAAGAGTAACTGGTGTACGTTCGCTTCGTGTCGAGCAAAAATCACCAACCACAAAAGAAGCAGAATGCTTCGAAGTGAACTATAATTATAGTAATAACTTTAGAATACAGGTGCTTCCTGTATGTCAATTCTAATTAAACAAATATGAAAATAACGCAATTAACAAAACCTGTAAGAGTTTGGACTTCACGCCAATATGGCTTACTTGTAGTGTCATTCTCAGCTTTCATCGAGGAAAAAGAAGGTATTTTTACATGTGAGTTCTTGCAACTCGAACCAGGCGAATGGGGCTATGACAAGGTACTTGAAAAGCTCATTCGTGAGAAGTATTCGCAATCAAAGGTAGAAGCATTGATTTGCAACTACTTAAGCGAAGATGGTTTGAAAGAACATGAAAGCGAGTGGAAAGACTTTCAAGAGTACCGAAAGAAAGCTAAAAAGGAAGCAAAAGAAATCTTTGAATACGGAAGTAAGGAGCTTCATTTAGCTGTTTAATTTGCCCTGGGGGAGGCAAAAAAAATCCCCCAACCTTTTTGTAAATATCATCTCACCTACATTTACTTTAAGCACGTAGCCACGGGTTGGGGGACAAGATCCTCTGCCGTGACTACGTGCTTT